GTTTGTGGATCCATAACCGGTATTAATGGCAGATCTAACTCCAGCATTTAGTGCTGATGCATCCCATACCGTTAACGCAACAATGTTGCCACTGGCCACTGTAGACAAAGCATTGGCCAATGCTGTTAAATCCCCTGCTACACCATATGTATCATAATTGGCCGTGCTAACTAGATTGCCATAGGTATCCAGGACTACCATATTGTGTCCTCGATCATCGATATTTAAAACTTCAATGTCATTGACCACAACTCTGGAGTTTTGGTAGCTAGGAACATCCCATGATGATGCGTAAACATAAATTTTGTTGCCACTTACATATTGTGTAGTTTCTAACGCCGCTGTTGTACCAAATGCTTCATAGAACGTAAAAGCCGGCGCAGTACTGATCCAGGGACGACCCACTATTAATCCGCCTGTATTTGGATTGTTTATTGTGCTATTGTCATTGAATTGTGTGGGTAGCAAAGTTATATCGTATGTTGCTCTTGGTTCTCCATCTGCTGCTCGGCCCGAAGCTGCTAGATCTAGTTTTGCTTTTTGTCTTAGCTCTCTGGTGGCTAAATGTGCGATTCCATTTGCTGACATCGTTAACTCCTTGCTTGCCAATCCGGGAACATACTGGGTGCATTGGTTCTAATATCTGCAGGATTTTTGCTGTGATGTACATCGTCGCCGGCTGGAAATGCTGCACCAAGAGGAGCAATAACTTCGGCAGGCTCATTTGCATACTCCGGTGTATCAGTGCCGAAAATACCAGCAAGCTTTTGCATATCAGCAAGTTCTTGTTCGGGTTGAGCAGATATTTCTATAGCAACCACTGGCTCAGCAGGAGCTTCTGCGCTGTCGATAATATCTAATACACCACGTATAATATCTGTAATCTTCATGATCAATCCTATATAGGATATTTAGTCAAAAAGAAGCCCGCTGTAGCGGGTTCAATTGTCCTGAAAATTTTACAGAGCTTTGACGTAATCGATAATGTCCCGAGACTGTTGCATATCGCTATGCTCCAGTGCTCGTTCAACCATGTCAAAATATTGACCATGCAAATCTTCTAATAGGTTGTCAATGATCTGACGTTTTCGATTCAGACTGGGAGTTTGATAATAACGTGGTCTATAATCAGGCGTCATACGATCTTTCCCTATGTTTGGTGTTGCGTTGATAACGTGTTTTATTTTCTACGGTACGACTCCGAAACGGTGACCCAGTCTCAAACAGAACACGATGTGCTCGAGTGCGCTGTACAGGAAGTGTTTTGGTCTTGATCATGATTGGTTATTTACTTCTTCTTTAGTAAAAATAAAACGGTACAAGGGTGTGCATTGCGTCAAGAAGTCCGGACCCACATCCAGACTAACATAGTTTTCACCTTGCATACCTTGCTCGGTATAACTGATGTCAGCAAGTGCCTGAACACTAAAACCCAGAGATGCCATACAACTACGGAACGACTTGAGCCAGGCCTGGTCGGAATAAATCAATCCGTCGGATTCAACGTTCCATTCACTTGGATCAAAGTAGGCACGTAGTTCACCGTACTCGTACTCACCATCGTCGCTAACCGAGGCCACTGCTACACGATTAACACAAACAGTTTTTGCCACTGTGCTCCAATAACCCGTGCCGTAGGTACTGGTAACGAAATTAACCTGGCGATCGAATTTCATGTTGTGTCTCCTTAGTCCAGTCTGCTGCCAGCATAGGCACTCAGTCCCAGTTTATCACGCAGCACCTGGGCCATGGCATCAGCACCGGCTTCTTTGATGTCGATATTCTGCACACCCAGTCCACCCGGATTCCACATGCTCAGGCACTTGGGCTTGTGATCCTTCTTGAAGCCTGCGGCAATCAGCTCCTTGGCTACCTTGCTGTTGGTACGATCCACAAATACTTCCACCCAGGCGAAACCACAGGCATACTGATCGCCACCTATCTTGTTGTACATTTCTTTGCTGGCACGTTGTGCTTCAGCCAGGGCTTCACTAACTACAGATTTAATGTCGCTCATTATGCAGTCTCCAGATCTTGATAATTCATCACAGCAGCATTGAACTGTTCCAATGCCTCGTAGTATTCGGTTTCGTAAAACTTAAGATTCTTCTTGTAAATGCCCGAACCGATGTCAAGTTCGTAAGTGTATTCACCGGTGCGCCAAAGTATAACACGCTCATCACGGCCGTTACGGCCATCTGTAATAAATTGAATACTCATTATGCAATCTCCTTGGCTTCCACCAATTGCTTGATGTTGGTTGAGTAAAAAGGCAGACGTACAGTACTGCGTGTCGACACCACTTCCACCGAGAGGTTGCGGAAGTTATCGACCACCTCACGAACAACAACTTCCGTGCCCTTGCGAATTATATTACCTTCCGATGCAACATCCATCGTAAGAGCTCCAGCCACACTATCGATTACCATTATACAGTCTCCTTAAACAGTGTATGTGTGACCAGTTAACGCATTTACTACTTTGGCACCTGCACCAAAAGCAGCCCTCATTTCAAAACGTTCTTCTTGGCTAGGACCTTTGTAGTTTTTGCAATAAGCTTCAAGTGCAACACGGTCTTCTTCGTCACGTTGCACCAGGCTGTTGTTTTGTTCTTGTTTGGTAATCCAACCTGCATCCACAAAGTTCTGCAACATGTCTGCAAAAGGAATACGATCGTTACTATTCCAACGAACCACAGGACCAGTTTCGCTGTTGGTTTCATCGATGTAAAATTCTGTACTGTATTTTGCGTCTAACATTTTGCGCTCCTTACTAGTTAATATACTTCGTATTCTAGCAAAACTGGCATTTTAGGTCAACCTTTTTTAGAACTCCGCCGTCAGTTCACCAGTTGCATCTTTTTTAACAAACACTTCGCTGGTTTGCTCGTTCTCGTACACATTGTCGAAATACTTAACAGAATAGCAAAAATTACCGCTGCTGGTAAATCCCAGAAACTTAACAGAATTAAAACTCATTCCAGTATAGCCGCTGCGGGCAAGAATGTTGCTGATTTCGTAACGGTCCAGGCTTGTATACTTGCTGAGTTCGGCGGCTGTTATCATTTGCTGTTCCTTGCTAGTTAATATACTTGGTATATTAGCAAATCTGGCACTTTGGGTCAACCAGTTTTTATGTTGCTAATTTAACAACAAGTCCCACGGTGTAGATTAGCAACAATGTTGCATTAATAACAATCAGGCTCCATTCCCGCCAGATTACAGAAACAATAAGCCAGAAAAATGCTCCCAGGTTGAGTAGAGCAGGCCCTTCAGGATACATGTTGACGCTGGTGCAAATGGCTCCCGCAATAGTTACAAAAGTAGCAAGCCATTTAAGATACCAGATTGGTGTTTTCATCAAGGAACTGTAACAGATTGAGTGTTTTCAGTCAAGACAATATTTAATGGGTAAATAGCTATGCAATGAGCAATAAAATAATTCCCATAAAAACTCGCACTAACAAAGACATTCAGGAAACCTTACGCAACCCCGTTGACTCAAACATGGGCAGTTCGCTGAGTAAGTTACATGAAGAATTCAATAGTACTGACATGCCCGAGGACAAATATCTGGCCACAGCAAAAGGCATGCTCAAATATGCCATGCCTACAGCTCAGAAAAATTTGTCCACAGTAAAAATTGAAAACGTCACCAGGCGCACACACATTGCACTGATTCTCATGCCCAAGTGGGCCGTATTTTTTGCGCCATACAACATTGCCCGACTGGCTGCAGTTGCCAGAGCTGCAGGTTATCGAACCAGTGTGTTTGATTGGAATGTTGACACCTGGCACAAACTTAAAAAAGTTTTACCAGAAGATCCTTACGAAGGTCATGGATCAAGAGATTATCTCTGGCTTGACGACATGTACGAAACCAGATTGCAATCACACGTTGAGCCCATACTGGAAGAATACTTAACAAAAATTATAGAACTAAAACCAGATGTAGTGGGATTTAGTTTGTATTACACCAATGTGTTTCCCACACTGTGGTTGGCAAAAAAGATCAGGCAGCATCTACCCGATACCAAGATAATCGCCGGCGGATCACATATACAATGGAATCCAGATCCTTTTCCTGAATTTGATCATGTGGTCAAAGGCGAAGGCGAAGAACTACTATTACAGATGTTGGATGATATCGAAAATGGTGTTCCCTTGACCGAGTATCAGTACAATGCAGACAAAACAAAACGAATCAATCTGGATCAATTGCCATTTCCCGACTATTCGGATCTAGACGTAAATGCTTATATGATACCCAATGCCATAAGCTCGGAATTGAGTCGAGGTTGTGTGGCTAAATGCACATTCTGCCAGGAAACACATTACTGGAAATATCGTAGTAGACAGGCACCCTTTATTCTGGAAGAAGTTGAGCATCAATATCGAACCTACGGCACAAATGTGTTCTGGTTTATTGACAGTCTGGTCAACGGAAACATCAATGAGCTACGTGCGTTTGCACTGGGTGTTGTGGAACGCGGACTAAAAATCAAGTGGGAAGGATATGCTCGTTGCGACGAACGTATGGATCTGGAATATTATCAAGACTTAAAAGCCAGTGGTTGCATGGCACTGAATTACGGTATAGAGAGTGGTAGTCAGCGTGTGCTTGATGCCATGCGTAAAAATGTCACTATAGCCGAAGTTGAAAAAAACTTGCGCGATGGGGCATCAGTTGGGATTGAGGCTCAATCAAACTGGATGCTGTGTTATCTCAACGAAGAGTCAGTGGACTTTGCCAAGACAATGACCCTGGCCTGGAGAATTCAAGACTGCCGGTTAACTTCAATGGCCCGCGGTACCATGAACATTGGACCCGGCAGAATCGACGATGATAGAGAATTTTATAATGTTCATCCAAAATATTTTTGTCTGAGTTGGGCAACCAAAGATCTTGGTAATACAAAAATACACAGATTGATAAGATTCAAGAGCTTCAATATCTTTGTTGAACAAATGCCCGCATATGGACAATGGGACTCAGACAAAAGCGGCAGATTAAAAACTCAGTACCAAGTTAACTATAATAATCAAAACGTTCAACGAGTCAACATTAAGGAATACCTGGACGTACCGTACGAAGAATTTGATTACGAAATTATTAAAGATCCCAGTCTGGATTGTGTGTTTATGCGAACTGTAGTAAATGAACCCTGGGCTCTTGTGAGATCATTATGGCGTAGTAGACACCGACAGGGCATGGAATTCTCTGTTAAATTTGATCCCGAGTGGGACTTAAATGAATACGGCAATAGGCTTGCTGATAAATTTACTGCTAATTACTATTTTAAAATTGATGATGCAGGCAATTGGACTGCCAATGTCACTGCTAAATTTGATTGCCCAGAAAACCCACATGCTCCTTGGTCTCCAGAAAATGATGTTAGGTCAGACTATAACATAGACTTGGCCTGGTCAGGATCTGGAAACTGGAATTAATGAAAGGTTATATCGTCGTTGAATTGATCGAGATCAATTACGCCCAGTATCTTCATTATCTTTGCAATATTTTTTGGTGGCTTGTCGGGACAAACTTCAGGAATAAATGCATACTTTAAATTACCATCGGCGTCGAAGATAAAACCATAATCTTCATCGCCGATGTCTTGGTAATCAGGATCTAGCTCTTGAATTTCTATTTCGGCACGTTTACTCATCGTTGCCTCCTGTTCTAAATATATTTATTGATTACTTAAACAGGATGAGTGCCATTAATACCGCCTGAATAACAAACCCCAGACCAATTGTAACGATGTTTAGTATATCCTTGAGAATTACTGCACGACCAAAAAGAAACACTAATCCCAACCATAAAAACATTACAACATCAACACTGGGAGTAGTATCAGTTAATCCGGTTAGTAATGCCAACAATGTGGGAATGGTGGCTGCGTGTAATGCTATTGCAGCCAACCATCCCAGTGTGTCGGCACTGATTTTGTGGAAGTGAGCCAAAAAGAACTCGGCTACACCATTTTTAATACGATTGAAATCAATTTTATTTGAATCTTCAGTTTTTGACATATTGGCTCTAGGTCTAAAGGTTGAATTTAACAGTGGCATTCTGTATCCCACTAACTACCATAAAAAACATGGCGTCCAATTTTTGTAATTGGAGTCTTGCCCCAGGTGGGTTTGACGTAGTCAGCATGAAAATACATTGCATTTTTGAGACTGGGTAACCGGAAGTTTTCCAGTAGAACTTTTTTTGCTACTTCTTCGCTTTCGCGATAAAGTGGTTGATAAATTGGCTTCACTCTATGAGTTCCATCACAGTACCATGAGAACTGACATACCACTTTTGAGTACACAATATTTTTCTGATAAACTACTCCACATACGTCTCCAGGAAAATTTCCACTTGCAACACGATTCATGGTCACCTGCGCCACAGCAACTTTTCCTTCAAATGGCTCACTGGCGGCTTCCCAATAGATATTCTGAGTCAAGCAACGCAGTTGACGTTCACGATCATTTGATGATACTAATTTTACTTTTTGCATTTGGGCCTTCTCGGCTGCCAATGCTTCAAATTTATTTTTGGTTACTGTTACTAATGCAGCAGTGGCTAACCACATACCAAAAACGATTGTCACAAATTTTGCAATACTAGGCAAATATTGTTTCATGTTACACCCTCCTTATTCAGGTTGTAGTTTTATATAACTACGAGATTTTTTAGAAAACAACTGCTATAACACCATTATCTGGTACTATAATAGTACTTTCTTTGATTTTTTACTAGTTATGTAAGCAGTTAATTGTATATCAACCACAAATTACGTCTGGACTTCCAGCGGCACAAAAATCTCCGCAACTGATTGAATCACCAATTCTGGCCAAGGCCAAGCCATTGACAAATACTGTTGATGAGCCAGAACTCTGATTACTACCATGTGTGTCTGGTGGTCCTGGGTCAGTATGATCAGGCCATGCATCAGTGACCCTGACTGTACCCTGCCCATTTACAAAAGTATCAGTACTGCCGTTGGGGGTACTGGGACGAGGAACATATCCGCCATGGCCAGTACTGGGGTCAACATTGGTTCTAGTTACTGGTGGCATTACACTTTCCCCATGGCAACATACTCCACTAGTGTTAATGCTCCTGGAGTATAACTGTTATTTATAACCTGTGTCAATGGTAAAGTTGTTACTCCATTAATTGTAACGGTGTAACTTGCAGTTTTACTATCAGGTGATACTGCAGCTATATAATTACCAACGAAATTTAAATTAGCACTAACGTTTGACCATCTGGTCACGGTCACAAAAGTATTGGCCCAGGTATTTCCGGTTTGTACAGATTCTTCATACACAATACTCTTATCCCAGTTGTCATAATATTGACCAGTAATTGTAAACGAACTGGATGACACTGCCACATTGATATTGCCGGTTGTATTTGTCCCCTTGACAACCACGATATTGGCGATTGTGGGATCAAGTGCATCTTTAAGTACACTCACAGTCTGATTCAACTGTGTCTTTTCTGTAGTAGCAGATAATGTTGCAGGACTAAGGGAATAGGCCATTAGGTAATAATGCCGCCCCGTGTAATTGGTTCAATACCTGTGGTGGTCTTGATATAATGTTTTTGCATTTGATCAATACTGGGAGCATGCATTAACACATGGGCTTTACTAAGACTAACTTTAATGTCGGTATCGGCAGTAAAAAGACTTTGTATTAGGCCAATGCCCTGTGCGCCGGGCATTACCGAGCAGGGTTTTTCCACACTGAACACTGACTCGGTTTCTTCAACTATACGTGCAACAATTTCATCACCATTGACTATTTTGAAACTCACAATATCCCCTAAAGAATATTTTTTATTGATTAACATTTTTTACCTTTTCGAAAAATTCTGGTTTTTGTTTTGATAACCCATCAAATCCTCCAGGAATTAATTCATAACCGTGAAAAATCTGTGGGACACTTCTCAAGCCTTTATCTACTAGCATCTGTCTTGATTCTGGGTCTTTCTCTATGTTAACTTCTACATACGGAATGTTTTTACTTTCCAATAGCTGTTTGGCCCTGTCGCAAAATGGGCAATTATTTTTTGAATATACTGTTATCATTACAAACTAAATCCTTTGAACGTGTTTTGATCAACATCTTGTTTTGTACCGCCAATTACGTAACTGCTAATTTCTGTTTCCTGCGGTGCTACTTGTACTTCTGCACCAGCGATCCATTTCTGTGTCCAGGGCAATGGATTGCTTCCTGTTTTAATGTGACACTGTAGTCCCACAGCAGCCATTCGTTTACAGGTTAGCCAATCAACATATTGCCCTAACAGCACTTCGTTTAGACCAATCATTGAGCCATCTTTAAACAAATAGTGTGCCCAGGCTTTTTCCTGTGCCGCTGCTGCTAAAAACATTGCTTCGCATTCTGCATGAGTTTCATGTTTGATATGAATATAATCCGGATCATCCTGGGGTAGCAATTTTAGCAGGGTTTGCGTGGACCCTAAGTGGACATTTTCGTCTCGTGCAATTAGTTTGATAATTTTAGCATTACCTTCCATCTTTTTCAACTCTGCAAATGCCCAACTGCAAGCAAAGCTAACATAGAAACGGATGCCTTCTAGTGCGTTTACGCTATTCAAGCATAACCACAATTTCTTTTTTAGTTCGTATCTATCAATCGTAACAGTCTGATGATTAACTTCATGAATACCATAGCCCAATAGTCTATAGTAACCGGCATATTCTATCAGATCATCATAATACTTGCTAATGTCTATAGCACAATCCAGTATCTCGGGAATTTCTGTCAATTGATCAAATACGGCACTTGGATCGCTATACACATTGCGTATAATGTGAGTGTAACTACGACTATGAATTGTCTCGTTGAAACTCCAAGTCTGGATCCAGGTCTCAAGCTCAGGGATAGTAGCAAGAGGGAGAAAAGCCAAATTGGGGCTACGACCTTGAACGCTGTCAAGAAGAATTTGTCGTTTAAGATTACTTGTAAAAATATGTCGTTCATGATCAGTCAGTTCCTTGAAATCTTTTGCATCACGTAATACATCCACTTCCTCGGGTCGCCAAAAGAATCCTAACTGCTTGTCTGTTAGTTTATCAAATTGTCTATACTTTAATACATCATAACGCTGTATGGGTGCTGCACCAGATTCATCCAGGAATGCCAGGGCCTTGGTATGATCTGTTTTATTATTGATATTGAATACGCTCATTGTTCTCTCTTAAATTACACAACTGTCACAGTCTTCTTGATCTTGTGCTGCTTGATCTTCTAGTTTAATATCTGCTGCCATTTTATCTACATTAATTTCGCCTTGACCATCAAAGGTGTTGAAATAATAGAGCTGTTTAATTCCAAATTTATAGCACATAATCAGATGTTGTAACATCTCGCTCATTGGTATCTTTTCGTCATTGTAATGCTGTGGGTTGTAGGATGTATTTACACTAATACCCTGATCAATATACTTTTGTAGTACTGCACATAGCTTGAGATAACCTTCGGGGTTTTTTTGGTCCCAAAGTAGCTCATATCTGTTCTTTAACCGGCGATATTCGGGCACAACTTGCTTTAATTGCCCGTGTTTTGACCCTTTGATACTAACATAGCTTCGCGGTGGCTCAATACCATTCGTGGCATTACTAATCTGCGCTGACGTCTCTGCAGGCATCAAGGCCATTAATGTGGCATTACGCTGTCCAGTCCGTTGTACCTGTTCACGCAAGGATTTCCATGGCATACGTTCTTGATATGCGACTAGTTCGTCCACATCTAGTTTACGTGTGTCAATAGGCAATACACCTTTCGCGCTCTTGAGGTCGTTCCATCTGGTACATGCGCCTTGTTCTTCCGCGAGGTCCGCAGAGGCCTTGAGCAAATAATAACTCCAGGCCTCTGCATACTCATCTACCAAAGGTAATGCACGTGGATCACTATAACTAACATCATTTTTAGCTAGGAAATAGGCAAAATTAATAATACCTATACCCAGTGGTCTAAACTCCTCGGTAGCCAGCCGAGCAGCCAGGATTGGATAGTCCTG